GAAATGGCCCATGAGCAGCAGGCACCAGTAACCGACCGGAGTGCGATCACCGGATGACCACGAAAGCCGAAGCGATGAAGGTCATGGTCATGGTGTCGGCCTGCCACACCCGAACCGCACCCCGCATGGACGACCCGGAGGCGGTCTCTGTGATCGCTGGCGTCTGGGCTGAACTGTTCAGCGCCTACGACCTCGAGATCGACGACCTGGTGGCCGCAGTCAAACGCCGTGCCCTCAAGGAGCCTGGCGCACCGGCGCCCGAGCCTGGCGAAATCGTCAAATACGCCAGGGAGATTCGCGCCGAGCGCGCCGCGAAGGAGCAGGGCATACCCGAACTGCGCGCACTCCACGAAGCGAAGCTCGATCGAAAGATTGCGGACTTCGCCGGCAACTTTGGACTGAAACTCGATGCCCCCAAGGAGCGACGATGACCGACCCGCACACCCTCACCCTGCCGATCCCGCGTCCGTTGTTGACGACGAACCAGGCTCGGTCGCAGCATTGGCGGAAGGCGTATCGGGCGAAGAATGAGACCGAGCAACTCGTCCGTAGTGCCCTCGTGCTGGCCCCCATTTCGACGCTGACGGCCCCGCAGACGGTTTTGGTCACTTGGTATGCACCAGACGCCAGAAGACGCGACAGTGACGCTCTGGATTTCACGAAGAAAGCGATCCTCGATGCGTTGGTGAAGTCGGGGGTTCTCGAGGATGACTCGTGGAAGCAGGTCCATTCCGCCACGACCGCCATCGTCATCGACCGCGACAACCCCCGTATCGAGATCACCCTCGAGGAGGTCCGGTGATGTTCGGATTCCCGTTCAGTCGGCCTGAACCGAATGACACGTGGCCGACTCCGATCCCGCCCACCCAGGCACCGATCCGTCCGGGTCCATCGCAAGCTGACCGGGAGTGGTGGGAGCGGCGGCGGACGCGTATCCGGGTGCGGCTGGGGCTCGACCAGAAGGCAGAAGCATGAAGCCGTACTATCAGGACGCGAATGTGACGCTGTACCAAGGCGATTGCCTGGAGGTAACCGAATGGCTCAACGCCGACGTGCTCGTTACCGATCCGCCATACGGGATCGGGTGGAGCAAGGGTGATAACGCAAAGGTGTTGTCATTCCGACACGAGGGAATCGCGAACGACCTCGACACCACAGTTCGCGACATGGCCCTCAGCGAATGGGGTAGTAGTGCGCCCGCCGTCGTGTTCGGAACGTGGCGTGAACAGATGGCAGCGAAGCAGACCCTTGTGTGGCGCAAGCCTGTTGACGCGGGTGTGGTTGGCAGTACTACCGGCTATCGAACTGACACGGAGCTGATCTTCCTACTCGGCGAATGGCCGAAACGGACGTCGGCTTGGTCGTCTGTACTCGAGACCAATAGCAACAAGAACGCCTATCTGCGACCGGGGTTGGGTCACCCGCACGCAAAGCCCGTCGCCCTCCTCGAAGTGCTGATTGAAAGATGCCCACCAGGTGTCATCGCTGACCCGTTCGCCGGGTCCGGTTCCACGCTGATCGCGGCAGTCAACCAGGGCCGCAACGCAATCGGCGTTGAACTCGAGGAACGCTACTGCGAGATCATCGCCAAACGGCTCAGCAACCAGACGATGACCCTCGACTTCGGGAGTGCATCATGATTCGCCCACTTCCCAACTGGGTAGAGCACAACGAAGCCCGGATGCGCGAACTCCTTCGCACCAACCATGCCGGCGTCGTCGAATGGCCGTGTCGTGGTGGTTGTGGACGCATGTTCGATGTCGGATACGAACGACTCATCCACCCGGCGTTTAACCCGTGTGCTTCGACTGCCATGAGAGCAGAAGATGACCCGCTATGACGGCGCCACCGTGCACCTATCCGAAGTCGTCACCAGCAGCATTCACCGATGGATGCACAACAGCCCCCGGCACCCCGACCTCGGCACCCACGTCGCGCTTGAACTCGGTGACCACTACCGCATCGAAATTAGACACAAGAGCAGGAGCAAAGCCCGCATGAGCATCACCGACCACAGCCCAGCGAGGGTGGCCGAATGATTCCCACGTTCGATGAATGGAAAACCTGCTTCGTTTGCCTCGACGAAAACCCACCCGAACGACCCAACGGCTGCGGCATCGAATGCCTGGAAGGGGAACAATGAACGACAGACGCAACGCCGCCGACTGGGTAGTCACAGACGGCGAACTCGACGACCTCGCAAGCAGGCTAGCCAAGGTATCCGACATTGCGATGAGCCTCGCTATTTCGGCATCAGGGCACCAAATGCGGCGCGAACATAACGGTGGACGAACAGCACCCAAGTCGCGACCCCCGTACGACATCGGCGCGCAAGATGTTCTAGATGCGCTGTGCAACGAGCTGTCCACAACCATCCGCATCATCTGCGACCACCGCGCCAAACCCGTACCCGACGACTGCTCAAGTGTTCTCGGGCAAGCGGCATGGCTCCGAAAGAACCGAAGCGCGTTCACGGTCATGCCCAATGGTCGTGAATGCGTGGAGAGCCTAACCAAAACCATCAACCGGGCAGCATCATCCGCCGGTGAGATTGAACGAAAGGTTCAGTGGTCGCCACTCGAGATTGAAGCGGCAAACCGTCAATGGCAGACCGCCAGCCAGATCGAAGCGCTCGCACGCAAACTCGGCACCGACTATTCGAGACTCACGGCGCGACGGGTTCGGTATCTCCACAGTCTCGGTCGGGTGAAACGGTGGAAGCAAGACGAAGATGACAAGACCGCACCCTGGTTCTATCCAGTCGGGACCGTGATCAGCGCATTCGCCGAAATGGAAGGACTCACCGAATCGGCGTAGACCAATTTTTGCCAAGCAATGATGTACGCTTACGCGTGAGCGACGGAATTGCCCTACGGCACCTTTCGTCGCTTACGTGCTATCCGAGACCCGTGCATCGAGGATGGCAGCGCATATCGGGTAAATGTTCCACACCGCCGACAAGTCCGGGAAGCCTGGACTTCGCACGGGATAGGTGGAGTGGTCCCAAACCCACCGCGAGTGGGAGTGGTCGTCTCGCGGACGATTGCACATCCGACCTGGGCACGTCGAAAACTGCCCCACAATCGTGCCCGGTCTGACGGCGACCCCGCATCTCTCGCGTCCCGGCACAGCCCCACGGAATAGGCCAGAGCTTCGGGTTCACAGTCGCCGTGGGGCACCAGCTTTCGCCCGGTACCGCCGGCGGGCGAACTCCACCAACGAGCAGGACAGCTCGGGAGACACCGGACCAGAAGCCCACGTCACAGGCTGCAACGCGTTGCGCAACGCGGGACCGGCACCGGCGGCCAAACCTACTAGGGAGGTCGCGATGCTCGTCTACATCCTCTGCCTCCCCTTCATCGTCGGCGCACAAATCGAACGGACCTTCGTCGACCAGGCAGCTCGAGCACGCCGAGCCTGGCTGGCCGAACGCGCCGCCTACCTCGAAGCCGGATGGGAATGGGACGGCGAAGCCTAACCCACTAGCTGCGCCGAATACGCCCCATCCAGCCACGTCACGTCACATAAGAACACCTGATCCCACGACTGCATCCGGTCACGAACCTTGATCTTCACCACGTATGTCGCAGACGTCCGCCATGACGAACCCGCAACCCCGCCCGCAGGATCGGCTGTCTCGACCTGCCACGCCCGCACCCCCTGAGGAACCCCAAAC